AGATAATAAACATACATATGGTGGATACAAACCTTTCTATAGAACTATTGTTGCCACTTATGTAAGTGAAAACGAATTTAGGGGAATATAATGAAAATTATTGTTAGGGAAACTCAGCTGGCTCGAATAGTTGAAAAGGTCACCAAAGAGAAAGTTATTTGTGATGAATGTGGTTGGTCTTGGAAATTATCCGAAGGAGGTAAAGACCCTTACATGTGTCATAAATGTGGACATGATAATTCTAAAAAATAAAAAAAGATGCCATTACCAAAACAAGTAAAACCTACATTACCTTTAGTTCCAAAGAAAACTTTGTATGCAAGAAGGGAACAACTTCTTGAGTTTATAAACAAAGACGGAACTTATTTACCAAAGTCAGTATTACATGCTGATTTGGATAGAGGTATGTTAGATTTTGTTAAAGAAGATCTTAAAGTTGTGACCGCTGGAAAAATTATTCCGATGGTTGATATTATAATCACAACACAAAATTGGTCTCAATATGTTGAAACGGCATTATTTACCAACTTGGATTTCAATCCCGAACCTCCATTCATTACTGTGGTAAGACAACCTGAAGTTAAATTCGGGACTAATCCGTCCTTAAAATATAATATCCCTAACAGAAAACAATTCTATTATGCTTCTGTACCAACTTGGAATGGAAATGAACAAGGTATGGATATTTACACAATACCTCAGCCAGTACCTGTTGATATCAATTATAGTGTGAAGATTGTATGTAATAGAATGAGAGAACTTAATCAACTCAATAAAATTGTGATGCAAAAGTTTTCTTCAAGACAAGCATATACTTTTATTAAAGGTCAATATGTTCCAATAGTTCTTAATAATATATCTGATGAGTCACAAATGCAGATGGATGCTAGAAAATATTTTATTCAGACGTATGACTTCACTATGTTAGGTTACTTGATTGATGAAGAGGAATTTGAAGTCAAACCTGCGATTGCTAGAGTTGCTCAAATCATGGAATTAGATACTACCGTATTAAAAAGAAGAAGACCAAAGTTTCCTGAAAATCCCGATGAATTTTTATCCAACTTTTTATACATAGTTGGAAATAATACCTTAAGTGAAATTATTGATTTCAGAGCAAACATGTCTTTGATTGGGTCGACCAATGTCGATAGTTTTGATGTCTATATAAATGGTGATTATTTTGGTACTGATGTTTCAGAAATTCAAATCACCACAAATGATATTTTAAGAATTGATGTTGTCAAAACTGATAACACTTTAGAATCTAACATTGAGTTCGATGCTCGGTTGGTTTAATCCTCACCATAAATATCTTTCTTTTCTTTACACCTCTCCACTATAAGATTTTCCAAAAACTTATAGATTTTTATCCCACGCTTTTCACAGTATTTTTTTAGTATCTCGTGGGATTCGGGGGATATTTTGATATTCTTTATTTCTTTAGTTGTTTTCATGGGCAGAAAAAAGGTAGAATAAATTCATACTCCTTACAAATAGATATTCAAAAGTCAAGTTTTTTCACATAGATATGAATATTTATCATTAAAATAAATTTGCTAATAATAATTTTGAACTATGTTTTTTCAAACAACACAAGTAAATCAAAAGGTATACGTATCGCCTGGAGTATATACGTCTGAAACTGACTTATCTTTTGTAGCTCAAAGTGTGGGTGTTACTACGTTAGGTTTAGTGGGAGAAACAATTAAAGGTCCCGCATTCGAACCTATTTTTATCACAAACTACGATGAGTTTCAAGCATATTTTGGGGGGACTGAACCTACAAAATTTATAAACACACAAATCCCTAAGTATGAAGCGGCATATATTGCAAAGTCATACTTACAACAATCTAACCAACTTTTTGTAACAAGAGTATTAGGTCTATCAGGCTATGACGCTGGACCTTCTTGGAGTATTAAGGTGATTGCAAACGTTGACCCACTAACAGTTGGACTTAGTCCTGTAACTGGAACAACATTTTCGGCGAACTTTTCAGGATCTTCATCAGGTAATACTATCGAATTTATTGGAGGTGCATTACCATTAGAAGTACAAGCAAATATAAATGCTCAGTATAGGTTATCGGATGGTAGTACATCAACTTTGGGATTGGATTTTACCAGCAATTTAGATAATATTATGGACAACCCATCACTTTCGGCAAACACCGCGGTTGTTTATGGTGTCCTTCCTGAAAATGATTTTTATAATTTGACTGCAACTTATACAAATATTATAAATGAGTATGATTGTGATACAGTCAACATTGCAACTAATGACTTGTCGGCAGATGCTAATGACCCTTGGTATTATGCCAACTTTGATATTACATCAGGAAATGCATATTCAGGATATTCTTTCTTCTATAATGTTAGTTCATTAACTTCGGGTGCATCATCAACATTTAGTGGTACTATCACAGGTAAAACATACACCTATTCAGGTACTGCATATTATGATTACAACAACATGGTTGTTGCAACTTTACGTTCAAGAGGTATCTCTTTATTTACTAATAGTACAACAAGTGAGAATCATGGTCCGATATATGAAGTAAGTGGATTAACTGATTTACAGTTAGTTTGTACTGAACAATATTCAGGAGTAACACAATCACCTTTTGAACCATTCTTAATTTCAGGTGTAACTAAAGACGGAGACAATTTCTCTTTCGAGACTTCAATGTCAGCATCTTCTTCAAAATACATCACAAAGGTGTTAGGAGTTGATAACTTTGGTAAATCAAGAAATGAGGTTCCTGTTTATGTCGAAGAAATATATCCAAATACTTTGAATTACGCTTACAATCAAGGATATATTCGTGGATTAAATTGTGATTTGATTGCTCTACCAGACGCAAGAAGTGAAGATCCAACATCAATTGCTTATAAGGTAACACAATACAAATCTCCAAGTACACCATTTTTGGTATCTGAATTGAGAGGTAATAAAGTTTATAATCTTTTCAAGTTCGTTTCAATTTCTGATGGTAACGCAGCAAACACTGAGGTAAAAGTTTCAATTGCTAATTTATCTTTTAATAATATGACATTTGATGTGTTGGTTAGAAATTTCTTTGACACTGACGCAAACCCTGTCGTTATTGAGAAATTTACTAACTGTAACATGGACCCATTGTCTAACAACTTCGTTGCTAAGAAAATAGGTTCAACTGATGGTGAATACGCTTTGATTTCACGATACATAATGATTGAAATGGCAGATGAAGCGCCAGTGGACGCGATTCCTTGTGGTTTCTACGGATATACTCAAAGAGAATATGACTCTGTAACAAACCCTTCACCAGTTCCAATTTTCAAAACAAAATATTATTTCCCTGGCGAAGTAATTTACAATCCTCCATTTGGAGCACCATTAGATGTTACTGAGTCTTCAGGAGATATTGTCAGAAGAAGTTACTTAGGTTTCTCAAGTCAATTTGGGGTTGATGATTCATTCTTACAATATAAAGGAACACAGAATCCATTGAATTGGATTGCGTCTCCAATACCTGTTGAGGGTCAAACTTGGAATTACTTAAGTAAAGGTTTCCATATGGATTCAGGTGCAACTGTTGTAACTATTTCAAACTCTTTCTTAACTAGTGGTCAAACAGCATTCGAATGTGGTGTTGCTGATTTCACAAGAGATCCTGAAACTCAAGAAAACCCTTACTACTTTATTTACTCAAGAAAATATACAGTATGTTTTGCGGGTGGATTTGATGGATGGGACATTTACAGAGAGTTCAGAACTAACCAAGACCAATTCCAATTAGGAGCAACAGGTTACTTGGCAGGTGCATCCGCTTCACCAAGATATCCAAACGCAACTGGTGATGGTCTATTTAAAAGAATTGTAGTTCAAAACAATACTCAAGATTTTGCTAACACCGATTACTACGCTTACTTACTTGGTATTTTGACATTCGCAAATCCTGAATCTACAAATATCAACGTGTTTGCTACTACAAGTATTGATTATGTAAATAACTCAAACCTTGTAGAAGAGGCAATTGACATGGTTCAATTCTCAAGAGCTGACTCAGTGTATATTGCAACGACTCCTGATTACCAAATGTATACACCAGATGCAACAAGTACTTTGGATGTAATTTATCCTCAAGAAGCTGTTGATAATTTGGATAACACAGGAATTGATTCTAACTACACCGCTACTTACTACCCATGGATTTTAACAAGAGATACTGTTAATAATACACAAATTTACTTACCTGCAACAGGTGAAGTTTGTAGAAACTTAGCGTTGACAGACAACATTGCATTCCCTTGGTTCGCATCAGCGGGTTACACAAGAGGTCTTGTAAACTCTATCAAAGCAAGAGTGAAGTTAACTCAAGAAGATAGAGATACATTGTATCAAGGAAGAATCAACCCTATCGCAACTTTCGCTGATGTGGGAACTGTAATTTGGGGTAATAAAACTCTACAAGTTGCAGATACTGCACTTAACAGATTGAACGTTAGAAGATTGTTACTTCAAGCAAGAAAGTTAATTTCAGCAGTAGCGGTAAGATTGTTGTTCGAACAAAACGACCAAATCGTTAGACAACAATTCTTGGATAGTGTCAATCCTATTTTGGATTCAATTAGAAGAGACAGAGGTTTATATGACTTCAGAGTAACAGTTTCTTCCACACCTGAAGACTTAGATAGAAATACATTAACAGGAAAGATATACTTAAAACCTACGAAGGCATTAGAATTCATAGATATTGAATTCTTCATCACACCGACAGGAGCTTCGTTTGAAAATATCTAAAAAAAAATAAGGGGGACATTGTCCCCCTTTTAGCCAAATGAAAAGACAGTTTACAGAAGGATTCGAAACACAGGGAACACCTGATTTAAAATATTATGCATTCGATTGGGATGATAATATTGTTCATATGCCAACCAAAATAATTCTCAAAGATGTAAATGGAAAAGAGGTTGGAATGTCGACAGACGATTTTGCACAATACAGACATGTAATTGGACAAGAACCTTTTGGATATGATGGAACAACTATTGTGGGATATGCTGACCAACCATTCAGAAACTTTAGAACTCAAGGGGATAAAGATTTTTTGGTCGACGCAATGAGAGCAAGAACAGGTCCAGCATTTGATGATTTCAGAGAAGCTATCAATAATGGTTCTATTTTTTCAATTATTACCGCAAGAGGGCATAATCCCGATACAATAAAACAAGCGATTTATAATTATATTATAGAAGGATTCGGAGGAATAGATAAAGATGAACTTGTAAAAAATCTTAAAAAATACAGGTCTTTTGCAGGGGAAGGAGAAATGTCTGATGAAGAACTTATAAAATCTTATTTAGAACTTAACAAATATCATCCTGTTTCTTTTGGTGATGAACAAGGGGCTGTAAATCCTGAGGAAGCTAAAGTAGAGGCGATGGAAAATTTTGTTAATTATATTAAAGGAATGGCAGCAGTACTTAATAAAAGAGCTTTTTTAAAGAAAGATATTGCAAATAAATTTGTTCCTAAAAAATTATCTATAGGCTTTAGTGATGATGATCCTAAAAACATAGAAGTAATGAAAAAACATTTTGAAAATAAACCAGATAATATAGTAAAGACTTATTCTACTGCTGGAGGATTTAAGCAGGAAGTTAAATAAGAATAACCTCATCAAAAAAAAAGTAAATAGAAAAATTTTTGTGAAAGGATATATTTATCAATAAATAACAAAAACAAAAAAAATTAAAACACATGGCTGATTTATTAATGAAAATGCCGATTCCTTACGAACCAAAACGACAGAATCGTTTTATCTTAAGGTTTCCATCCTCACTTGGTATAAATGAGTGGTTTGTTGAATCAACAGCAAGACCACACATACAAATAGTATCCACTCCAATTCCTTTCTTAAATACTGAAACTTATGTTGCCGGTAGATTTACATGGCAACCAATTCCAGCAGTTTTTAGAGACCCAATTGGGCCTTCAGCGGCACAAGCTCTGATGGAATGGGTTAGACTTCACGCAGAATCTGTAACTGGTCGTATGGGTTATGCCGCTGGTTACAAAAAAGATGTCGACTTAGAAATGTTGGACCCAACAGGAGTCGTTGTAGAAAAATGGATTCTTTATGGAACTTTCCTTACAGATGTAAACTTCAATGCTTTAAGTTACGCACAAGATGGTTTAGCAACAATTTCTACTTCACTTAGAATGGACCGTTGTGTTCTTGTTTACTAATTTGAATATTTCTATTTATTAAAAATAACTTTTTTTTATATTTAACCGTAGAGCAATAAACTTTACGGTTAAATTTTTATATGGATAATCAAGCAAGAGAATACGGTCAATCAAATTTTACATTACCACACGATGTGGTTCCTTTACCTACCCAAGGTGTTTTTTATAAAAATAAAAAAAAATCAATTAAAGTTGGATATTTGACAGCCAATGATGAAAATATTTTGATGGCAGCTGGAAATGATATGACCCAAACTTTATTAAGATCGAAAATTTATGAACCGGATATTAGGATTGAAGATTTGATGGAAGGGGATGTTGAAGCACTTTTAATATTTTTAAGAAATACCGCTTTCGGTCCTGAAATGGAATTAAATTTAACGGACCCTAATACTAGAAAACCTTTCAAAACAACAGTAAAATTAGATGAGTTGGATATTACCAAAGGTCAACAACCTTCTGAAGATGGAACGTTTATAACAACATTACCCAAATCACAAGCTACTGTCAAACTTAAACCCATGACCTATGGAGAAATTTTGGAAATACAAAGGATGGCTGAAACATATCCTGAAGGTAGAACAGCTCCTAAAGTAACATGGAGATTAAATAAACAGATTGTAGAGGTAAATGGAGTCACCGACAGAGGGGAAATTGTAAAATTCATTGACCAAATGCCAATAGCAGATTCCAAATACATTAGAAAATTCTTGGATGATAATGAACCAAAATTGGATTTGAAAAAAACAGTAGTCGCCCCTTCAGGAGAAAAACTAACAGTTAATGTTGGGTTTGGGGTGGACTTTTTTCGTCCTTTCTTCTGATTATAGAAAAGGACAAATAGATGAATTCTATTTTTTAAAAACTCTTTTGAATGTATCCTATTCAGATTTTTTGATAATGCCAATTTTCATAAGAAAGTATTTATTAAATAAATGGATGGAATTAAACAATTAGGACTGAATTTTCAGTCCTTTTGTATTTATAGATAAAATAACGTTATGTTTTTCTCAACAGGTACAACAGAAAATCTAGGCGATGCTTTAGCACAGGATATAAAAAGTAGTAAAGATGCCTTAACAAATGCTCAAGAAGCACTGAGTCAATTTAGTGCAAATATACTCCAAACCTTTGGTCAAGGAAGAGAAAGAGTTTTTGAACTTCAAAAAGCTTTGGTCGACGCCTTACCAAACGTAAGAAGATTAGGAGGGGATTTATCAGATGTACAAAAAATAATATCAGGTGTTGCTGAAGCTTCAAGAAGAAATGTTGTTGCCACTACTGGACAGATTGAAAAATTATATACGTTAGAAAAACTTGTAGGAAAAACAGGTGGTGAATTAGCGGAAAGTTTTTTGAACGTTGGTATTGGAATAGAATCTATACCTAAAGCACTTGGGGAATCAATTCAATATGTACAAAGTATAGGAGGAAATACTAAAACAGTATTTGCTGATGTATATAAAAATATGGACCAAATGAACCGTTTTCAATTCGAAGATGGTGTTTTGGGTTTAACAAAAATGGCTGCTCAAGCTTCGATGATGAGGGTTGACGTGGGAGAGACATTGAAATTTGCGGATAGTGTTTTAAACCCTGATAAAGCAATTGAAGTTGCTGGAGCATTTCAAAGGTTAGGAGT